TTTTTATCTAAAGCTGAAAAATTAATGCCTCCAAATGCGTTTGAAGGTCTTGTTGTTAATGTGTTTAGGTTATATTGCGTGTATATAAATTCGTTTACTTCTTTATCGTAGTGCTGCTCGAATTTGGTTTGGTCCACTTTTATACCCGCTCGTTCGAGTTGATTGAACACCAATGCCGCCTTATTGTAGAACGGGTTAAACCTTATTTGTTCGTAGTTTGCAAAGTTTTGTTCACATACCTCATAGTGTTTTACGATCGGTACAATTGTATTTAGATTTTGTATTTCCGGATACCTGTTGTATAACTGTGTGTGAGCTTGCGTTAATTGAGGTATATACGTATGGGGGGAGGGTGGTGGTTGGTAACAATGCTTGATAGGGAAGTAATGTAAAAATTCCTTTCTATCCCTTACGTAAATGTTTTCAATACTGTTTAATACTCTTTCTATTACCTCTAAATCAAAATTTATTGTTTCACTATGGTTTATAGCAATGATATATCCTTTTGTATCATTTTTTGGTCTAAGATAGATAGCACATATCTCGTTTTCAACAGGATGGAGTGTATGTGAACATGGGATAATGTCAATATAAGCCTCTTGATGCTTAATGCGACAAATTGTTTCTATATGTTCAATATCTTCTATTAGCCAATACATGCTTTGAAGATACAAACAATATTTTACAATTCCAAGTTTAAATTAATAACTTCCTCCTCCACCCATAGAACTTCCTCCTTCACTTGGAATGTTTGGGGAAGTTGGTAACATTATGCGGTTGGTGTTTTGAGTTATAGGTTGTGATTTTTTAATTGGAAGTAAAATATCGTGAGGGGTATTTATATGAGTTTTTCCTACCATCGGTGTTATACCATTATGTATATGATAAAATCCAATGTAATTTTGTCCATTTTTAGTTGTAAATTCACCACCTGAAGTATACAAGTTATTTATGTCTGATGAAAGATAATATTTTAAAAATTTGTCCTGAAAGTATTGAGAGAAACCACCCCATTTAGCATTTGTTTCAATGGCTTGTACTGTAGCTTTGTTTGAGTTGTATACTTGGGTTTGGTTACCTTGGATAATCCAAAGTACTATAATAGGGGTGTAAAGATCCCATGCTATTTTAGGGTCTCTCTTTTGTAATTGTTGGTATGTGTTTTTGTCTATTTCAAGGTATCTTGTTTCGTTGTTCTTTTTACAGAAGTATCTGTTGAATTGTCCGTTTTGATTATCTTGTAGTGTAGGTAATGTAGGGTTGAATAAAGGAATAAATTTAAATACATTTGAGTTATTTTCGTTTGTAAGGTCAAAATATACGTTAGGGTCAAATTCATAAAGAAGTCCATCACCTTCTTTTCCAGCATCTAAAGCATAAATTATAGGGGTTTCTTGAGTAGCTTCGGTTGGTTGGGTTACATTTATAGGTGTAGTTAATAATATATTGGGACCATCTTGAGGATTTTTTCCGGTATATGTTTGTCCAGATGATATCTCATAATAATATCCTTTATATGCTTCATTTGTAGTTAAAAGAATATAATCCCCTCCATTAGTAAATAAATTTGTTTTAATTTGAGATTTTGGATAATACATTAGTTTTCTATTTTAGGTTCTTTTTTATTTGGTGCTTGTAAATATATAATATCCCAACAACCTGCTCCGGCTCCATAAACAAATGAACCATGTTTAAAATCAGATCTCCAAGAACCATTACCTTCATAAATTTGGATATGACCATATTTTTGTTTTCCTTTATCACTTCCACTATGGTCCCAATATGAAACTACATCCCCAATATTATAATTTACAGAATTAATAAGGCTTTTAGCTTCAGATGTAGACAAATTTTTACCTAAAGCTATTCGTTTATACCCAAAAGAACTTATTAACCAATCATGTGTGCTTTTATTCTTGGCATGTAAACCACCCACACTGACTGAGGATTGATTCCAAGACCCAACATTAGAAATTTTTACTGTTGGTTTATTATAGTATTCAAAATATTTTTTAACAATACGTTTAACATATGCAGCACAAACACTTCGAGAAGCACCATTGGTGTCTAATACTACTTTTTGAATAACTTTATTAAGTAATATTTTAGCTTGAGAACCATTTACTGCTGAGTTGGGATTTATTTTAGACACATCATATTTTTCAGGAGAACCACAAACACCATATTGATCACCATATCCTGAAGGGTTAGGATTTTTAGATGATGGTTTGGTTACTTGTTGATTAGCAACACCTTGTTTAATAGTAGCGGCTACCGCTTCTTCGGAAATTACCAAATCAGTTAACTGATTGGTTTTTGGTATTACAGTTGTTTCTATATCTGTTTCCCAATCATTATTTGCTAAACGATGAGATACTCCAGTTACTATTAAATCTAAATTATCTCCATATGCTTTAGGCAAGAAACGAGTATCAACGTTTAATGTATTGTAAATTTTAATTCCTGAGAGTCCATCCATAGTAAAACTAAGTTTGAATGGAATGAAACCTATAGTTCCACCTTGTTGATCTTTTTGAGAAGCAATTAGGTATTTATAGTATTCTGTTACTACTGAAAGATTACCTTCTATAATATCGGATGATATTTTAAGGTTTTTTTCTATGTCTTCACTCAATAAATTTCCTGTATAGCCATAACATGTTGTATGTTTAGCATTAGCTAGAAATTTATCTGTATAATTGGTTACGGCTTCATTTACTTGACCGGCAGTAGTATGGGATGATTCGTTTCCGGGGATAAATTCTTCTTTGAATCTGTCTGTTAATCCTGTATTCCATTTAGAGAAGGCTGTTCCTTCTGTCCCTTTAACGTATCCACCTGCTGTAGCTCCTACAGTAACCATAGTGGCAAATTCAGGGGTAATAGAGGTTTTTAAATCAACTTTACGCACAAAATTTGAGATATATCCATTATCCGTTTTATTGTAACCATACAATTGAAGTGTATATTTCTTATTTTCTTTTACTCCTGGTATTGGGGTTGTGTCAATGATTCTAAGGGTATTTGTTTCCTCATCCATTATGGGTTCAAGGTTATTAATTCCTCCTAAGGATTTATTCAATCCATCACATACAGTTTTTAAGAAATTATACAGGTTAATATCTCCTTTTTCATCCGCATTAGAATTTAAACTATCTATAATGAACTCAAAGTTCAAATAGATATTCATAGGGTATGCTTTATTAGGATTAATGTAACCCTCAATAGTAGTAAAATCCGGATTACGGAATGGAAGTAGACTAGAAAATATAGATGCTATTCCTCCAACTCTTTGAAATTTATCATTTCTTACAATGCATACTCTTGGATCTAATGAAAGTTGATTTGGGAGAGAATACATGAAATTAGAGTATTTATCCCTATCAATTTTAAACATTGGTGGATTTGAATAATACTCAGGATTTTCAGTGTTTATTTTAGGAATAATTTCATCAGCAATATAGTCTAATAAAGCACCAAATCTAAGATAATAGGAAGTTGGTTCTGTGTTAATGTAGAATGCATCGTCATCCTCAAAGTTTTTTATTGGACTTTCCGATTCAATTTTTTTAGTTGGGAGAAGAAAATATTCAATAGAAATCCAGTATACTTGCCCAGAAACAGTATCCCATTCTCTTCCATCTTTATCTCCTACTGTTAAGTTTTTAACTAATGATTCATATTTAGCTTGTCTACGTGCTTTTGCTTCTTCTTTAGGATAAAATTCATCTATATCTTTATATTTATTTTCAAATGATAGACCAGATCCTGCTATTCTTATTTTTCCTCCGCTGTTATTGTTTCCCGCGAAATATGCAAATCTGTAAGTTTTAATAACATTAGTAATAGTTGCTCCTGATGTGTCTAGGAATCCACCTACATATTTGGGTCCAAAGGTAGGTAAGGTAATTACAATTTGATTATCAAATGTTTTATTTAAAGTATCTCTATTAACCCATTTCCATACCCATAACATAGATGATATAGCATTAGCCGCCCTATTATCTTCTATAATATCTGGTTGTTCTGGATTAACTTGTCCTTCTGTATTTTCTGCCATTGTGTGTTAAATGTATGTAAAATGTAACATTTTTCCAAATATTTTATTCAGTTCCTACGGAAGTAGCAATAAATTGGCTTAATGTTTTATCAGTTGATATGTTAAGTTTCAAGGACTCAACAACATCTCCTAAACTAATAATTGTAATTTCTATATCATATGAACCATCTTCCATAAATGCCCAACTAAAATTAGATACCTTTCCTAAAAGACCATCATAATTTCCAGCATATTTTCTTCTATAGAAATTAATAGGTCCTAGCATATCCAAATATGATTTATTTTTTTCATATCCTGAACTAAAGAATCGTAGTGGGTCTTCAATTAATGTTCCTCTAACTATTTCTCTAGTTGTTCCATTTGGGGTGTAAAGGCTATTTCCCCACTCTAGAAGTACTGTATATCCTAATCTTAAATAAAGTAAATCAATTATATCAAATTGTTGTTTGTTATTTGCTTTTAGTTTAACTGTCGCCTTTTTAATAGATCCACGATTTAATGTTTTGATATCTACATTTTCAATACCAGGCATAGGTGAATAACCGTAACTGCCATATGTATATGAACTATCAGATTGTTGTGGAAGAAAACCTTCTCGTTGTTGTAATCTCCCCCCTTCAAGTTTTGAAAAACCTGAATTAAGAATATATTTTTTAGCTAATCTCATTCCTGATAGGGAAGAATCTATACCTATACCTTTTAGTTTATCCGCAGTTACAGATATTCCAGATGCTAATTTTACCCAAGATGTATTTGAGTTAAGTAGATTAATCTGTTGATCCTTTCTAATGTTGGCAATATCATTACCTGCACCGGAACCATGTAGTATTTGGCGAGCATTTATTTGATCTATTACATAATCTTCTAATTCTTCTCCTATTATGGCCATAACTTTATATTGTTTGGTTTAAACTATCATATTGCGATAATATAACTGATATTCTGTTTGGAGAAGGGATACGAATTTGTGTTCCTACTGCAGGATAAAGTGAAGCATTATCTTGAGCAGGATTTGCACGATTAATTATCCACCACAATGTTGAATCACTATAGTATGATTGAGCAATGATATCATATCTATCTCCTTGTATAGTATACACATAGATATCTTGAGGATCAAGGGTAATTAAAGGATATTTAACATTAATATACCTTAATTTAGGATCATTATCAGTTTTTATAATTGGAATTCTTAAATATCTATTCATCTTAAGTTACAAGTGGTGGGTTAAGGACTGAAGTAAAATTAGGAATAGCAGATGGGGGAGTGGGTGGTGGCAAAAGGATTCCTGTTCCTGCTGGGGGTAATGCAGCTATACGATTTTCTCTATCTACAATTTTTTGTTTAGTAGTATTTTCAAAATCAGAATATGCCTCTTCATCATAGTTTGTAATTTCAGGGCGACTTTGATCTAGATATTGTTGTTTACCAGTATTTAATAATCTTTCACTTTCTGTACCTGGTTTATCGTTTCTAAAGTTTTGTTTTTCTGGTCTAAATTTATGGATTGGGATAAAGGAAAGGCCAGTAACTTTAATCATATGGGGCATCTGCCTTATATCTTTTTTATCAAGTGGGTTGCCTTGATCATCTATTCCTATTTCCCAAGTAGATTCTTCAGGAATATCAAAAGTTAATGATGTTATGATCCCTGGTTGTTCAACTAGATAGTCACCTAAAGTAATGTATGCTATATTTCCAGCCATATAGCCGGATGTTAAACTATCTAGATATTCAGGGGCAAGTGAGGAAGCAAGGAAGTTTAATTTATCATACATTGCTGTTATTTCTTCTCTTGATTGAGCAACAACAGTAAATGCCATAGATATTTTTCTATCAAATCCTCCATACTTGTAAAACTTTTCAGCACGACCCATATATTTAATTCCATTCCATTCAGCTTCGTATGAATCAGAAAATGAATCTATATATGATCTAAAATGCATATATTTTTTATATGTACCTCCAACTTGGGCATCATTATTTAATATAGCAACATAGAAAGGTATAATATCATTCAATTTTGGATCTGTTCCGTAATGTGATCCTTTTCGGGTGTTTGTTTTATATATGTGAGAAGCATTTACTCTATCTACTGGTCCTAAGGATGCACCTGTTGAATCTTTTTTACCATTTGTATAGCTAGATCTATTTCCTCTTTGCCCCGGGCTTCCTAAATTTAATTTTGTTTCAATATTTCCAGTATTTGGATCACTTGGGTTATAACTTGGGGATAAACTTAAAAATGTATTTTGTGGGGATGCAGTAGGATCTAAAATTTTTCTAAAATCTTCTTTAGTAACACTATCTGTGTTAAGAGATTGACTAATAAAATCCTTTTGAGCCCATGATCCTCTTCCTATAGCATCTGTATTAGCTAAAGAACCTGATTTGTAGACATTGATGTTATCTCTAGAGACGTATTGGTATGAAGTTAATCCATTGTTTTTTGTAAGATAATTTACTATTTTTGTAGTGGAAATGGATTTTATATAGTCATTATATGCTTTTGATGATCCTGTAGGTTCTTGAAATAAAGAAGAATCTACTGAGTTTGTAGGTTTGCCTGATTTTGCAATACCAACTCCAGTTTTTAATGGGGTTAGGCCTTTATTATCTGTAGCAAATTTAATATTAGTTTTTCCAACCCCTAAATTTGATCCTGCACCTCCACCATAAGAAATTAAAGTGGATTCATTTGGATATAGGTTGTAATTTTTAACCCCATTAAAACCCGTTGATAAATTATCATTGGTATTTATAAGATTATTTAGTTTAATTAAACGATTAGTTTCTTCAAAATTATCATTATCTTGGTCACTAAGAGCTGTCTGATATTTGATGATACTTAATCCAGGGATTAAACCTGTAGGGTCAATACCTTGTTTATTTAAATGACCTCCTGCAAATACGATCCCTGCTTCAGCTAATGTAGATAAAGGAGTATATGCTCCTTCATTTAATGCACCGTTAGCATAACCTATACCTTTAGATGCTTCGGTTTTTGTTCCAGTACGAGATAATAGATTTTGTTTTGCTGCAAATAATAATCCTTGTGGGTTATTTATGTCTCCAAAATATTTAGTTAATCGAGCAACATCTTCAGCAGCTGATAATGGAGCTAAAATACCACCTCTTAATACAAAATCGTTGTATAATGAAGGATTTAATGTATCGTTTAATAATCCTTTTTTAATGTAGGGTTGGTTACTACTCCCTCCACCAGGTCTATCGTTTCCAAAAGGGATTTCTCTTGGATTTTGGTTATTAACATCTGTAAATTTTGGATCTTGATTATTATGGTAGTATCTTAAATCCTTTGGATCGCTATTAAATAATTGGATTAACCCCATATGATTTATTTTATAATAAGTTGTTTAGCTATAGCTGTATAGCCTCCATTTTGATAATTGTATAAAGGTCTATATTTTGGATCTACTACATTCACCTCATCAAGCTCTAAAGCAGATGGTTCTGGGATAAAGTTTTGGGTACCATCATTGTAAGATAAATAATCTTGTATAGTTCTACGGAAGTCAGGAGCTTGGAATCCTTTAGTAGACCATCCTTCAGTGTCAGTTTTATAATCGTAATGTAATGATGAATACTTAGTTGCTAATGGATTTACAGTAGGGTCTGAGCCATTATCGGAACTCAAAGGTGAACCTTGAGTTGTTAACATGTCTAATAGTCCCATAATAGTATATTTTATCCTGGTAAGTTGTTCAAGTAAGGGATTCCTTGTCCACCAGGTGAAGGTGAAGGAATTGTTCCATTCATATCCAATTGAGATGGTAATGGAATTTGGTTACCAATCCCATCATCATAAGCGTTGTATTGAGTGGTAACGGTGTTTGCTTGTGCACCGTTTAATGAATATCCCGGTTGATCACCATCGGCATGCAATTTTGATTGTTGAGTTGCAAGTGGGTTAACAGGTGGGTTATTTCCATCATATGCTGTAAAAGCAGAACCTTGAGTTGTTAATTTGTCTAATAGTCCCATAGTAGTTTATTTTTTATTATAAATATTATATATTATGACATTTGGTAGCTATTTTTTCTACTTTCGTCTCCTTGTGTGTTTGGTTGCGCACCTGTTGTGGCTTCAATTACTTTTTTACCATCAATGGATACATTGATTGGACGATTAGATAGAGCGTTTATAGCCGATATAATAGCTGAGGTATCGTTTCCTCCTCCGGATTGGATTTTAATAGCTCCTTTACCAGCCATTTCGGTAGATCTACCAGGGGATGATTTTACATCATCTCCAAATAAGTTTGTACCTGCTATAACTGTATCTTTATCATTTAATTGAATTGCTCCTTCAGGTCCTAATAGGGTACGTTTACCATATCCTGATCCACCGGGGGCTGGGGATACCATATCATCTGCTGTACCCATGGCTAAAGCTGTTAATCCTGCTCCAATAAGACCGGCAACAACAGCAATTCCTAAAGGTCCTAACCCACTAGCCATTTTAAATGCTCCTCCTGTTATTTCATTTGTAGCATCTTTTTTAGATTCTTTAGCTTGTTTTTTAGATAATAATATTCCGGCAGCAGTAGCGACATTACTTGCTAATATAATTCCTTTCATAGCAATATAAAGTCCTAATAATGTTTTTACAACACCCATATGTGATGAAAGGAAACCTGCTATTGAAGCAAATGCTGGAAGTATACCATTGGCTAAAGCATCTTTTAGTTCAAGTATAGATTGATTAAATGAAGTTTGGATACCTGCTTGTTTTTCTAATTCTGCTACTCCACCCTTTTCAATTTCTCTTTGGGCTTGAGCTAATCCTACTTCTTCAATTCTTGCATCTAATAAAGCTTGTCTATCAGCAGCTGCCTCTCCGCTTAAACCTTTTAATTGTTCTTGGGTAAATAATGTTTTTGCTAATTCTTCTCTATTCATTCCAACAGATTTAGCTAATGCTTCCTGTTGGATTCTATTCATTTTAGTAAAATCTGTAGAGGTACCAATTTGCTTATTGATTTCCTCAGCCATTCCTGCTATATCATTATTTAATGCTAGTTGCCTAGCTTTTTCTAAATTAAGATTTTTACCAGTTAATAGTTCAGCACTTAATTCATTTTCAATAGATGATTCAAAATCTAATAATCCATCAGCAATACTTTCAAGTTGGGACATTTCCATCCCTAAAGCCTTAGCTGTAGCGACTGCTTTTGCTAATTCTTTTGGATTTTTACCTAATGATAATGTTGTAGCTGCAGATATTTTTCCTACATCTGCTAATAATTTTTTTTCGTTTAACACAACTCCATTAGTAGCTGCAGTAGCTTTTGCTTGTGCTAAAAATTGATTTGTGTTATTTTCTAAACTTTTACCATTAGCTAATGAAATTGATTGCATTCCCATCAATTCTTCATTAGTTAAACCAGCAAGTTCTCTTAGTTTAGTAAATGTTTCTGCATCCTTTGCGGTAATAGCAGCATTAGATCCTAATTGTTCTCCAACAGCAGATATAGATTCTAATAGTTGTCCTTTAGTAACTCCTGAAACTGCGGACATATTGTTTCTAAATTCAATGGATTTTTCATATGACATGTTCATCGAACGTGCAAATTTTTCTCCGGAATCATCTAATTCTTTAAGTATAGAAACAAGACCAGTTATTACAACTGCGGGGTCTGCTAAACTTTTTCCTATACTGGTTAAAGTTTTATCCACAATCATACTAAAGGTTTTCCATCGTCCTGGAAGTTTACCAGTAGCTTCAACTTGTTTTTGGATTTCTTCTGTAACTTCAGCCATAGCTTCAGCAGCAGATTGTCCTATGCCTGGGATGGCTCCAAAGGTTTTAGCAAGTTTTCCGGCTAATCCTAGTCTAGACTCGATATTTTTCTGAAGGGATTCTTCAGATTTTCTTACTTCTTGTTGTTTTTCTAATTCTTTAGTATTCTGTTGGGTAATGATGAATTGTTGTTCTAAAGAAGATAACTTACCAAATTCTTGTGAAAGTGTTTCTTCACTAAGAGCTATTTTTTGTTTTAACAAATTATAAGAAGCCATGTCAATAGAAACACCTTCTTCAATTCTTTTATTATATTCGTTTAATTGCTTATTTTGTTTAGCTTGTTTTTCAATTCGCTTCGTAACCTTTGTAGCATTATCAGATAATTTATTACCTATAGAAGATAATAAACCTTGTTCAATTAATCTACTTTTATTAAGTAAATCTCCATTCTTTTGGATTTGTCTCTGGATAGTGTTGATATTACTTAATCCAGTCTTTTGATCCATTATTGATTTGTTAATTTCTTTATTAACATTCAATGTGGCTTTTTCAAAAGTAGATGATCTAGCTTGTATCCCTAAAACTTCTTTTAAAGAGTCAACAGCAGAGGAGGATATATCAAATGATTCCTCTTGCAATTTATTACGAGCCTTTAAAAGTTCAATTTGCTCTTTTAAGGACTTGTTTTCATCCGCCATCTGTTGTGGATTAGTTTTAGCCATCTAAAGTATTTTATTATAAATATTAAAGATTAATATTTTTACCCATATTTAACGGGTTTTTTGGAGGGCTGGGAATTTCTTAATAAATCAGGTGCTTTAATAGTACCGTCAGCATTAATTACTGTTTGGGATCCAGATTTGCCTTTATTTTCATGAGCTTCTTTTTCTTCAGAATAGAAACTTTGAAGGCGTTTGAAAGTAAATTTACGAAGCCAAATTGGCATATTGTAAACAGTATGCCAATCATATCCTCCTTTACCGTGAAATACTATTTCGTGGATTTGTGTAAATATAGCTGCCCTAGTTTGGGGTGCTAAATCATAGGTCAGGCCAAAAAAAGTTAACCCCAATTGGGATACTGATTCGACTGCTGCTCTCGTCGGGAAAAAAAGTTAGATCAACATCTGGTTGAATCTCGCGAATATATTCTCTTAATGCTCTTGAATCTTGGGCGAGCAATGCCGTGTCGACAAATTCTCGGACATCTTTTTTATCCCTCATTCCTTCTACTGATGTGATCATAAATTTCAATCGAGTTGAAAGTTCGGGTGAAGCATCTTTATTTATTTTCTTTAAACCTTCTAACTCACGATTAATATCTTGTTCGTCTTTGTGGGTTAAAAGTTTAAATGTAATAGTATTTTTTGATCTAGGAAGAGTAAAGGAAAATTCATTTACATTATTGGTAAATAATTCTTCTTTAAGTGGTTTATTTTCAATTAAAGATAAATCCACTGTTTGAGATTCACCGTTATATTCGAATGAGTAATCTGCACCATATCCTAAAATACGGGCTGCAATCATAATTGCATTTTTGTCTCCAATTAATAAATCATCGTAATTGATTTTGGATACTATTACAGATTTTAATAGTTTATCTAAAACTGTACCGTTTCTAATATATGATTGGTTAGTTAGGATATCTTCTTCCTTAGCGGTCATATATTTAATTTCTACAACACCTTTTGCTAATTCAGAGTCTTCGGGGTAAAGTAAACCTTTAGATGGTAATTCAACGGTCTCCGTTGGCATTTTAAACTTTGATTCTTCCATAATTTTTATTTATTATAACTTATTTGTCTTATATACATATATTAAAGAGTAGTAATATTATCAGGATTTACATTAAATGACAATACTCCTTCTACCTTCAATATTTCTTTGCGTATTTCTTCCATTTTTGATCTGTCAAATCCACCTTTTACAATCCAAGGATGACCATCAACTTTAATGGTTACTATAGTTTGAAATTTCTCAGTATTTTGTTCACTATATTCCATAGGTTCTTTTGCAGATGCAATTGTAATACCTGGGAGTGAACGAATATCTGAAAATATTTCTTTTTGTGGTCGTTTTTTAATGTTAGTGATGATCATACCAATCATTTTAAATTTGTCTTGGTATTCTTCATTAAGCTTTCTGCTTAATTCTTCTTTTACTAACGTACGTAGACTTTCTAATTTCATACTATTATAAATATTGTACTATCTAATAAGATTAACACTTCCTGCAAATTCATATGCACCATCATCTTTTTTACTACCAAAATGAATTTGATAGTTGTATAATCCTGGAGTTACTGGGAAGTTAGAGTATGTTCCATCCCAATAATCGGTGTGGTCATAACTTTCATATATTATTTCTCCCCATCTATTGTAGATTTCTACATGGAAATCAAATGGATCAAACCCACTTGTAAACGTCCATTTAAAAGTGTTATTATTTTCATCTCCATCAGGAGTGAATGAATTTGGAATATAAAATAACAGTTCAGGACATTGTACTATAGTAACTAGATTGAATTGTGGAGGAGAAGCACATCCATTTGAATAATGTACTGCCAAAATATCAAACATTCCGGGCGCATTCCAAGCGATGTTTAGTGTTTCTGTTTGGACGGTATTATTTAATATAGTCCATTCATTATAACCGGGTAAAGAAGCAACTACCGAATATATGCTTGGTATAGAATCACCATCACATAGTTCAAAGAATTCATTATACGGTGTAATTGGGGTAATAGTTGGCTGTTCGTAAACAGTAATAGTAATTGTAGTATCGAATGAACATCCACTTTGTAAATAGGTATAAGTTATAAAATTATCTAGTGTATCAGCAAATGCAGGATAAAAATCATTACCCATCATTCCTGTTCCACTAAATACACCTCCAATTGGAGTAGCATTCAATGTTGAAAATTCATCATTTGAACAAAACGGACCTGCAGGATCAATTACAGGTAAGATATTAAATACAGTAACATCGAATGAAGCAGGAATACTTGTACATCCATTTGGGCTATAAGCTGTAACATTTACTACTCCAGGGATAAATCCTGCTGGTATAGAGGTATAATCTACTGTTATAGAAGTTGTGCCTTGACCCGAAACAATATTACCGATACTGCTCCATGTATATGTGAATCCTGCTCCCAAATCGGGCACATCATACACTTCATTGGTTGTGTTAAAACACACTGTATCCGACGCTATTATAGGGCCTACTACAATAGGAGCAGGGTTTGTTAGCGTAGCAGTTCCCGAAACCGTACAACCAGCAGCATCAACAATTGTAAAACTATATGCACCAGCACATAAATTAATTGGGGTAAATCCTGTTTGAGGACCATTCCACGAAATCGTTTGAACGCCTGTTCCACCACTTGAAATTACACTAATAGCCCCATCACAACTTCCAATACAATTGGGATTAAATGGAATTATAGTAGGTGGAGGTAAATTTGGAGGACCAGGTGCTACTAGTACTGTATCAGGTCCTAAACTTGTTCCGGCATTACATGAAGACCATCCTGCATTACATGTTGGATATTCTAAATGGCAAGTATATAGTGTTGGTCCTGTTGGGGTAACAGTAAGTGTGGGTCCTGTTCCAATAGCTACAGGATTTCCTACTTGATACCAGGTTAAAGTTGGAGTGACTACAGGTCCACTTGGGGTCCATCTCCAAGCATCGTTAGTAGCTGTCCAAGCTGTGGAATTTCTACCAGGTACAGTTACTGCGACAGTTCCTGCTGCATTATGTATTCCTTCAGTAGCTGTTCCACCTTGCCATTGCAAACAAGCAGGTTTTGACTGAATATAATTGCTGATATAGTTGGTGGATTCTTCAATTACAATATGGAATGTGCCTTGATTTGTAGTGCAACTAAACATAGGCATGTTTATCCAACTTACAATTAGTTTTCTACATGGGGCTACACCTACTGTTTGATATTTGATTTGTCCTCCAATTCCAGGATGCCAATCCTGCCAAGGTCCCATAATACAATTTTTGGGTGTTAATACACCTGCTGTTGGTAATGGGGTAGAGGTAAATGTTGTGGGTTGTCCTCCGGAAAATGAAATCCATCCATTTGAACCAATATAGAATTGAGAATATGTTTGTCCATAGAAACAAAAATTAAATCCAATAGCAAATGGTCCTTGTTGAGAGTCATCCGTCATAAAAATAGATGTTCCTGTATTGGTTTGGGCTACATATGGTATGGAAGCAACGGTGTAATTTATGGTTTGATTGGGGTTATTGCCCGTCCCACATTGGCTTAAATTTGCGGTTAAAGTAGTTGATCCTACACCACAAGGTAATAGTTGATCGGGTCCTAAAGCAGGACAATATTGACCATATCCTACAAAAGTCAATAAAAGGAATATTAATAGATTTTTCATAAATCCAATATATTGAAAGAAAGTAAAAGCTCCAAATTTCTTTGGAGCTCTTATGTATTTGTTGTTTAATTTATCTTAGTAGTTCAAGATACAGTAATCTGGTTGAACTGTTACTTGGATATTTACTGCTTCACCATCGCTGTCCCAGTTATATTCTCCAAAGTTAACATCTGTAATTACAGATCCTTTGATAATCCATTCTGAAACTATATCACCTACAGGTCCAATTACGTTGAATGTCAAATCTTTTTTATAAAAATCTGAATATCCATCTCTACCTGTTACTGATTCGTGTCCTAAACGTACCCATTCCATTACTGCTTGTGCACCTGATGGAGTGATTGACTCATACATTGTAAATTGAATAGTTCCCCAAGTAGTTTTTCCTTTTACATAACGTTGAACGTTAATGTGGTTAAGAGGAACTACGTTTTGAGTTAATTGAACTGCTCCAACTCCTTTTATCAAATATGATGGAACTCCATCCATATAAAGGATAAAACGGTTTGTTTGTTTAGGTTCAAACGCGGTAAAAAATATTTCGTTTGGATTTAAAATTGCCATTTTTTGTTATTTTAGTTTCTTTTATTATAAATATTTAACTATCTGCCTTTTTACCCTGGGAATTCAGTTCCTGTTGGAGTTAAGATAAAATCTAAAGATATAAATTCAGCTGTGCGCGTTGGTTGGATATAAATTTGTCCTACTAATTGATTTTGATCAATTACTGCTGGTCCATTATTTGTTGCATCCATTACTACTTTATAAGCGTATAATCCTTGTTTTTGTTGGATTCCTTCTAAGAATGGAGTAACACGTGCTACAAATGAATTTCTTGTTGCAATAGTGTTTTGTTCAAATACTACTGTATCTGCAATTTGGCGGATATATGATTTTAATTCAATCATCAAACGACGTACATTTACACGATCTAAAGCAGATTGAGCTTTTTGTAATGTTTTTTGTCCGTATACTACAACACCTTGTTTAGGTAATGTAGCAATTGGGTTAATATTACTTGAATATAATGTATCTTTGTTTCCTTGAGTTAATTTCAATTGAGCTTGTAATACTGTAGATAATCCACCTCTATTGATACCTGCAGGTGCAAACCATGGAGCCGCTACTTTATCGTTGAAAGCATATACACCTGGGATTACGGTAGAAGCTGGTACATATACTTGTTTTCCTGTTGCTGGATCTATAATGCGAACCCAAGGCCAATATGTTGCAGCATATGAAGTATCTCTTGTTTGTGCTTGAGTTACTGCACTAGCAACTGTTCCGCTATATAATGTTAAATCTGCTACAAACAAATTATCTCCACGTTGTTGAGTGTTTGTGATAATATTTGTGATTTGTGTTGTATGAGTGTCATTTGTTAATCCAGGAGCAAACAATACATTGAATTGATATGCTTCTGCATTAGAAAGCAATGCAATCATACTATCGTAATTACCACCTACTAAACCTTGCGTAGTAGCACCAATATTATCATACATTGTAGCTCCTGTAGATCCTGAAATGTTTCCTGTAGCGCCTGTAAATGATCCACTTCCATTAATGGGAATAAATGCTGTATATGCGCTTACTGGGTTTCCATTAGCATCAAAATAATTTGGGGTATTATTATTGACAGCTTTAACACGTACATATCTTGACATATTTGGATAACTTCCAGACAATTCCATCTGTACTGTGGATGAATTGTAATTTAATGTTTGATCACCAATTACAGCGGCAATATATCTATTTGAGTTTGGATCTAAGTTAACGTTGTTAAATGCTTCTAAAACAACTTTATTGTTTGTAATATCATTACCACGTCTAATTACTACATTAAATGTACCTGACCCAGTATTTGAATTGGTAATTTCAAATCTAATATTATCTGCGGATCCTGAAAGTAATAGAGCTCCAGAAGCATCTAATGAACTTGAACTGTTCATGATAATACCTTCAGAAATTGTCTCTAAAGTAAATGCACTACCACTTGCAACTGCTCCTGCTGTACTACCTGAAACGAAGGTTGATGTTGCTGGTGTATATGATCCTGTTACTACACGTGCTACTAATAATGAAGTTCCACCGTAGTTGAAATAATTGTAAGCTGCAATTGAAGTAAGGTATGAATAAGCGTTACCACCACTAATAAAACTATCTCCAAATAACGTTACGAAATCAGAG